GACTGGCCGCCGCGGGTCAGCCCTTTCAGCTTGATGGCCGTCTGCGAGTTATTGAGGTGGGCCGAGTCGAGCAGCGCCCGCAGCGAGCCGGTCGCCGCGATCGCCATGCCGCCGATCAGGTGGAATAGGCCGAGCGGGTAGGCGCCGCGCCAGGGAATGAACGGAAATTCGACGACGTGCTGGAGCTCCTCGACGACGCCGCGGTTCTGCGCTATCGTCGGGTCCCAGTTCCTATAGAACCCAACCGGGACGTAGGTGCTCTCGTCGATCGTTATGATGTACGGGGTGGAGCGCCACTCCTCCGGCCGTTCCGGATCGGCGTCCACCTCGTGCCAAACGTAGAGCTCGTAGAACCGACGCAGCCCGTCCTCGTTATATGGTGAGACCTTCTTGCCCTCGATCTTCTCGTTCGCCTTCTCGGACTTCGTGAGCTCCGGCATCACCGCCGTACCGAGCAGGTCCGCGTCGACGTACATGCCAGCGTCGACCCGCCGCTTATACTCCTGTTCCGTCAGCAGCAGCACGTTCGTCCGGCGGCGCGCGGACAGGAAGGAGGCGGCGCCGGCCGGCAGCAGCATGTTATCGACCCAGATCACGTCGCTCGCGGGCCGCTTCAGCTGCGCGTCGTAATAGATCTTCAGGTACTGCGCCCCGCCCATGGGCACCTGCGTCTCCAGCTGCTCCAGCTGCGGGCGGAACTCGGGCATCTGCTCGGTCAGCTGCCAGTTCATGTGGTTGGCTTTGCGCTCGCCCTTCTCCACCTTGACGGCCGTTACCTCGCCCACGACCTTGGCCTTCACCGGCCCGTCGGGCGGGAACATCTCCTTGATCAGCCGCGCGCCGAAGTCGATGCTGGCCTTGCCGATCATCGGGTGTACGACCTTCGAGGCACCCGTGAACGTAGCGCCACCAGGCGCGTCCTCGGAGAACCCGGTGCGGCGCAGGCCCTCCGCCTGCAGCTTGTCGCGCGCTTCGCGCGCTCGGGTGTCGAGCTCGACTTTCTCGAGCAAGTCCATGACGATATCGTCGAGGTGCGGCGCGAGCCAGTCCTCGTCGACCAGGTTAGCGAAGAACTCACCATAGCTCGGCGGCCGACCGCCCTCGTCGGGCAGCGTGACGAACGCCCCGCCGTCCTCGGTATCGACTACGTCGGAAGAGCCCGCGTCGTAGGGCACGTCCTGCGTAGCGGAGTCTTGATCGTCGGGTGCCTGGTCGGGCGGCGGGAGAAGCGGAGGCATCAGTGTATCACCCAGAGCACGAGAGCCGCGAGGATCGCCCCGCTAGCGAGCCAGAACAGCCAGCCGTACCAAGGAATTTCCGGCGGCTCTTCGGGTTGGTAGATTTCCCTGTCCCACTCTTCAAGAGGCATAGGGGTTGGCCTCGTCGTGACCGTTCGGCAACGGACTATACTCCCCTTCCTCGTCCACGACTACCCCCTTAACGCCGCCCTCGGCCTTGCGCTTAAGCTCGTCGAGTACGAACTTCTCGTCCACGGCGCTGAGGATACCAAAGTCCATTAACACTCGCAACGCCTGGGAGGTGGTGTCGACGAACTCATCGTGCTTCAGCGAACCTTCGCCCGCGTAGAAGCACACCTGGTCGAGGACCGGCTCGACCCAGCCCGCGAACGTACCGGGCGGGCGCTTACCCTGCCGCACTAGCGGTGACTCCGGCGCCCAAACGCGCCCGCGGGCGAACAGCGGCGACACGATATGCAGCCGCGCTAGCTTATCGGCCCGGCCGGGGTTGTAGGGGTACGCCCCGATGCCGTCGACCTCCAGCTGCTGCCGCAGCGACTTGCCGGAGCCTATGTCCTCGATGACGACGAGGTCCGGCCGCCGCCCGTCGGTCGCTAGCCGGCTCGCGCCCCAGACCGGGTGTACCGCCGGCACGGTCGGCGCACCGTAGGTAGCCTTGAGCTCGCGCTTAACGCGCGCCACGAGCTCCGGGAACCCGAGCATGTCCTGCCAGGCGTCGAGTAGCATGACCGAGGCCAGCGCCTTCTTCTCGGTCCGCGCGCCGTAGCTGTTCTCTAGTGTTTTCTCGTAGAATACGCCCCATACCGTGCAGCCGGTCGGGTCACGCTCGAAGGTGTCTCTGTCGATAGTCTTCTCGGTGAAGGCCGTGTCGAGGGAGAGTACGATGAAGTTAAACTCGGGCATAGGCTGGCTAGCGGGCCACTGTTTGATAGAGCTACGAGGGATGATCCCAAGCTCAGCGAGGTCCAGTAACTCCCCGTAGATCTCTTGCCGCCCGAGGCGCGTTCCCTCATATTTGGTTATCTCCTTCACAAACTCGTCGGCCAGATTGTCCTTGTTCTCGTACAGCGCGCCACGTACCACGACGCACCGGTCGTGCTTAACGAGCCGCTGCACCAGCGGCCGAGGCTTCGGCGTGCTCGTCAAGTATATACGGGGCCGTCCGAGGCGCGTGCCAAAGATCAACTGGTCCCAGGTGTCCTCGTCGTATTTCCAAGAGCTCACCTCCTCGCCCCAGGCGCGCTTACATTGTGGCCCGCGCAACCGGTTCGGCTCCTCGGCGGAGAACGCGAGAAACTTAGAGCCGTTGTCGAGCACCAATGTATGCGTGCCCTTGTTGTAGTCGTAGATGAGCTCGGGCGGGATGACGTTCAGCAGCCCGGTCGGCCCGTCGAACGTCACCTTGCGGTGGTCGTCGGACGTAGGCGCCACCACGTGCGTTATATTGTTCGGGTCGCCGAACGAGTCGTGGGCCGCGTCCCAACCCGTAGCGTGCGCCGCGGCCAACGTCTTGCCGTAGCCCCGGCCGGTCATCCAGAAGCATATGAACCAGTCGCCGGCCGGCGGCAGCTGGTTCGCGTTCGGTCGCTTCGCGACCTGCGACATCCAGTTCAGCCGCCAGCGTAGGAGCACCTTCTCGCGGTCGGTCGCCGCCGCTAGGACCGCGTTTAGCTCCCTAGCTGGCAGCTGCAGGAGGCTCAGCGGCTCCGTTGGCATTACTATAGGCCGGAGTTTCGGCTACGGCCTCCGCCGTCACCGCCTGCCGCGCCTGCGCGTCCTGCTGGGCCTGCCGCGCGGCCTCGAGCCGCTCGCCCGCGTCACCCTGCTCCTCGGCGATCAGCGCGATAGTCTCGAGCACGGCCCGCGCGATGGCGGTGGCGAGGTTAGACTCGACCGGGCGACCCACGGCGCCGGCGATGGCCGCGCGGAACGTACGGTCGAGCGGCAGCGCCCGCACGTAAGCGGCCACCATATCGCCGGCCCAACGCGGATACTTCAGCGCCAAGGTACGCAACACCAACATGGCATTGTCGTCTTGCGCGTACCTATCGCCCACGATGATCGAACCGTCCGCGTTCAGCTGGAACAACAACTGCTCGTTCGCGTGGATAGCCAAGGCTCCTTCGTGCTTCATTTTGCTTCCTCATCCAATGCTTTTCGCAGATTTACTAGTGCCTCTTCTGGTGTTTTCCCCGCAGCTACCCAAGATGGAGGGCTACTCCAGAACGCCCTAGCCTCAATATCACTGCCATACGGACCTCCTTCTAGCATCCTTACAATTCTGTAAGCTCCATTCTCAAGTTCATCAGCTACGGCCACAGCAATCCAAGAACCTTTACTGTAAGTACCTTCATAGCGATCTTGTAAGATCACAATCGGAAATTCTTTTAGCATATTTATTCCTTAGCTTTCCCGTTCTCCCGAACCAAGCTTTCGATCGTCTTCAGCAAGTCGCTCACGCCCGAGTCCTGCGTCGGTATCGGGCCGCCGTCGGGGCCGGAGACCTCGACCCGGTTCATCTTCGGGTGCACGTACTCCGCCACCTTCTCGTTCGCGCGGAGGCGCAGGTCGTACATCTTACTAAGCTCGGGGTCGTTAGCGATGAGCGCCATCTCGATCACGGGATCGTAGCCCGTGATGCCAAACTTCTCCCGCACCCGGCGACGCACCTCGTCGAACAGCGCGGTGCGCATGCGCTCGGAGATCTCGGGCTGGGTGTTGGGGCGAACGATCTTGGCCATAGGAGCCAGAGCATACGCCGGTTTAGCCGGTGGCGCTAGAACTTAGGATTTGATCTTCTATCATCTTCACAGACCTCTCCTTTCAAAAGCAACGACCGGGGGTACGGTGGGGGTACGGCGGGGACGGTCTAAAACGGGGCACCGTCCCCCGGCTAAGTACCCGTATCCACTGACCTATTTCTAATTTTCCCCTTGCAGGGTACGGTCCCACCCCCCGGTCTGAGTTAAGCGCCATAAATCCGACCCCCCGTAAAATCTAATCGTGTGCCCGTAGGTAATATTATATTTAGACCGTCCTCTCCGTACCTCCGTCCCCTAACCAAGTAAAAACAATGAGTTAGGCCGGGGACGGAGCCGGGGACGGAGGGGACGGAGCTACTCATAAAAGACCCTTTCCAGCGTCCTTTTCATCCTCTTTCCCGCCTTTTAGCACTCTGAGGTAGAATTTTCCCTCCACCTGGCCTGCACCAGGGACCGCAAGCTCGACGGCTTCGCTAGCCGGCGGCAGCTGTACCCAACGTTCTTTTTCATGGTCTCTTTTCTTAAAAATCGACTCGTACCTCGAACCGAACATGGCCTTAAGGCGTTGTAGAAACGAGAGGTAGCTGATCAAATGTCCGTTCAACTTCCCCCTATCCTTCATATAGGACACCCAGTCTTCGAATATTTCGCTGGGCCGGGCTTGGGTACGCCACTTCCCCGCGGCGCAGCGTTCCAGCACCCAGGCGCGCACGTCGTCGACGCTTTCGAGGATCTGTTCGATCAGGTCTACGTTCTTGGGCAGGTCCTTCCGCTCCTCCCGCTCCGTGTCGAGGCGCGCTAGCAGGTTTAGCAGCTGCCCCCGTTCCCCCTCCAGCCAGGCCCGCGTAAGCTCGCCGAAGTAGTCCCGGCGTCCGCGGTACTCGTTGTCCACCTTCAGCACCACGTAGCGGCGTTCGTCGTTCGTGGCGTTTATCAGCCTCTCCGGGTTGCCCGCGAGTATGACGTGGCTCATGTTGGTAATGGCTCGTTGGTCCTCCCGCTTGCGTTCTACTCGTACCGTGTTGCCGGTGATCAGGTTCTTTAGGTAGCTCTCGTGCTTGCGGTCGCCCGCGTACAGGGCCTCGTCGAAGAACACCACGACGCAGCCATCCAGCCACTCGTTGAATTTGGTCATAGCGTGTTCGTAGTTCGTATGGATAACGGCGTGGGCCGGCATAAGGTCGCAGACGAACTCGCCGAATTTGGTCTTGCCAACCCCTTTCTCCCCCTGTAGTACGAGCGCGCGGCCCCAGGGGCGCTCAGGAAACTGCACGAGCTCGGCCAGCATGTTCATTAGCACCTTGAACTCCCGCGGCCGGCGCTTACATATGACGTGGTACACGAACTTCAGGAACTTCCAGGGCCGCGCCGGGCCGCTGGGGTCGGGGCGCGGCTCCGTCGGCACGTATAGGTTGAGCGCCTGCGTCGCGAGCTCGTCGTCTTTGGAGGAGAAATACACGCGGGTCGCCTCGGCCCGGTCTACGTGCTGCAACCACGCCTGGGAGTAGGGCATATTCACGAGGTTGCCTCGGCGGTCCTCCCCGATCGTTATGTGGTTGGCGTACAGCAGGTGCAAATCTTCCACCGCCGTGGGCCGCCAGCGCCGGAAGGATCGGTAGAACGGGGGCGGTCCGACCTGCTCGACGCGGTGGTAGATGACGGCGGCGCCCTCGCGGTTCGCGATCAGGTACTTCTCGTTCATTTCCGCGAGCCAGGGTGGTACGCCGAGCGCTTTCTCTAATTCGTGCGAGGCCAACGCCAGCGTGAAGCCGTCCTGGTACGGGTCGGCCAGGTCCCAGGCCGGGGGTAGTCGCAGCTGTTCGACCGGCACGAGGCCGAGCCAGGGCGTGTAGCGCCGTAGCCGCTGGCGCACCTTAAGCATGGCGGCGCGTCCCGGCTCGTCGTTGTCGGCCCACAACACGACCTTGCGCTGTTGCAGCACGGACCAGTCGGTCGCGCCGACGCGATTCGCACCGCCGAGCCAAGTCGTGGCGACGTAGGTGGGGAAGTCGTGAGCCGCGGTGAGCGCGGTCTTCTCGCCTTCTACGACGAGCACCGGGGCCTCGGGGCGCGCGAGCAGCGCCGGCAGGTTGAACAGGGGCAGGTGCTCGTTCAACTGCCGGTGGCCCGCGACCCGGTGGTAGCCCTGCAGCACTTCCTCCGTGCCGGGGAAGTGGGCTACGTGCGCGAACATTTTGGGCACGGTAGGGTCGGTGTGCTGTACCCGCGCCGCTAGCACCACGAGGCGGCCGGTGGCGTCTAGGTATTCGTACACCGCGACGACCCGCCACGGGTCCACGATGCCCCAGTGCCGCCAGAGGTCCGGCGCCGCTAGCTGCGGGTAGGTCTCCCGCAGCTTACGTTCGACCTCGAGCGCTGGTACGTCGTGATAGATGGCGTTCTTGCGGGCGCGGGGCGTGCGGGCGGCCCGGTAGTTAGGGTCGCGCTCGGCGAGCCAGCGTTCTGCCCAGGCGCGGGCGCCGTTTACGTGTTTCTCCTGCTTGGCGGCTACGAAGGCGAGCAAGTCGTCGCCGCGCCCGCGAGCGCCCCAGTTCCAGGTGCCGTAGGCGGTGACGCGCAGTTCCCCGTCGTGCGACACCCAGTCGCGCCCCTCGTAGGCGCCCGGGATATCCAGGCGCGCCATTAGTTCTTCTAAGTGCGCTTTTAGGGCGTCGGCGACGTTACGGTTGCCGGCCATAGGTATTAGGCTTCGGCGCCGAACGCTTCGTCTAGCGCCGCGAGGTCGACCGCGCGCTGGTCCTCCTGGTCCCCGCTCGGGGGCCGCCGGCCGGTTACGGCCGCGACCGAGGCGCGCCAGTCGGCGTCAGCGCCGACCGGCAGCAGCCTATCGTCCGGCGTGAGCACGAATAAGCCTCGCTCGTAAACCACGCGAATTAACAGTTCTTCGGCCGATATAGCCTCGACGCGCGAACCCACGCGCGCTACCCTTATCGTTTTCATAGCAACCCCGCCTTTCTTATACGACGACCCCCGCGGTAGTTCCCCGTAAACGGCCCGGTCGTCCAGGAAGGAGAACCGTAGGCGCCGGAAAGGGGGATCTGCGGCGGGGCCTAGGGAACGACGGTCGCGCACCGTATTTCCCGCGGGGGTCGCCCGGCGCTACTATTACGCTTCGGTTACGGCGAACGCTAGGGCCGATAGGTTAACGGGCCTAAAATCTTAGGCCGAAGGATTATCGACGATTTCGCTTTACATTTAGCGCGAAAGAGCGTACTCTATCTCTCAGAGACAGAAAGGAGCCACCATGGTTTTTGATCGTACCGTGTGTATGGTAGGTATAAATAGGCACTACGCGCCCGCCGGGTTGCGGCCGGGCCGGTATAAGTGCGTGTCGCAAGGCCTCGCGCCTATGTTCGGCCCGGAATTGGGAATTTGGTGTTTCGTTATTCTGTATAAGGGGCGGTTAATCCGCTGCTGGCTGCAATAATTCTTCGGCCGAACCGCGTGCTAGGGCCTTTACTTTCGCCGCCGGTCGGCGCTTATATAGGCCACCTGACTACCAACCACACGACCTCAGCCCCGCCGGCTCGACCCGGTGGGGCCTTTTCGGAGCTAGGGAGGAAGAATGTTCCAAATCGACACGCCCGCCGCCCGCTTCATCGCCCGGATGCGCAGCGTACCGCACTGGTGCCGTTATCGGTTCAAGGATCCCAAAGCCGCCTATCCCGAGGCGGTGGCGTTGGAGTACCTGGCGCCCGGCGCTAAGGTGCCCTTCGCGGTGATCGACTACCGCACGACCCCGGCAACGGTCCACGAACTGGCGGAAGTCTAACCGTGCGCTACCTGCTATTGGTCCTGCTCCTCGCCGGCTGCGCCTGTAGGGCCGCGCCCGGACCGCAGGAAGCCTGCGACCCCCACGCCGGTAAGTTCCCGCCCGGCTCCGGCGCGCTTATCCTGGGGCTGCGCACGGGCCTCGAGCTCGGGTTCCACGTACCGTGACGAGCGGTCGCTCCGACCTGGTCGACATCGCCGCCGAGCTCAAAGGCGAAACCGAAAAAGCCTGGCGTTTGTACGACGGCTCTCGCACGGAATGGGTACCTAAGTCGCAGGCCGAAAAGAACGACGACGGCACTTTCACTATGCCGGAATGGTTAGCGAAGGACAAGGGATTCATATGAACGAAGACCGCCCCCGCGTCTACGTGGTGCAGGAGACGCAGCACTCGCTGGCCGGCGCCGAAACCTACGGCGACGTGACCTTCCTGCTGCCGCGCTCCGCCAACGTGACGTTCGCGAACCAGCCGCAGGTGCGCGAGATCCGGCGCAAGCTGCGGAACTACGACGGCGCCCGCGACTACATCCTGCCGGTGGGCGACCCGGCGGCCATCGGCATAGCGATCGCCACCGCCGGCCAGGTGGCCAACGGCTACGTCAAGGTGCTGAAGTACGACCAGCGGCAGCGGCGCTACTACGCTATCAGCGTGGACCTGTACGACCGCGTGCCGCAGCCGGTGAGTTAGCCGTGTCTATTCCTCCGGATATGTTTGATCCTCCCTCCGATTTCCGCGCTGCCAAGGTGCGCCGCGACCACCTGGAGTACAAGCTGCGGCAATTGGAGACCGAGCTGCGCGGCAAGGCCAAGGAGAAGCTGATCGAGGCGCGGTTATGGCTGCTGGAGGGCGACGGATGACCGGCGGCGAGCTCCTGAAAAAGTACGCCAGCCAGGGCGCGGTGCCCGTACCGCTGCCGACCCCGCCGCGGCGTGTTCCCACGGCCGCGGAGCTAGCCTTGCACCGGGCCGTTATGGTACTGAGGCGCGCGTGACCCCGACCCACAAAGCGTTGCCCTTCGAGGTCGTCGTGCGCCCCTACCGCGAGGGCGCCCGCATGGAGGACGGCTGGGTGGCGGTCGAGCGCGGTCCGTATATCGCGGGCCAGGCGGTAGTGGCGCTGGACCCCGACGGGTGGGAGCTCACGACCGAGAATTTTCCGCTGGACAAGCTGCGCGAGAAGGTGGCCTGGCTGCCGGGCGCGAACCTCGTGCCGGTGAAGTACGTCAACGGCGCGCGGCACCTGATCTGGCCCGGCTACCTGCTCGTGCGGTTCCCCGGCGGAATCGAACTGCCGTTAGGGCCAAACGAGGTAAACCTGCTGTTCGAACCGCTGCCCCCGCCGCCTGAAGAGGAGACCTAGAGAGATGAACGATAATACCGAAGCCTTGCTCGCCGCCGCCGCGACCGTGCCTGACGACGAGAAGCTGGTGCAGGTCCGCGACCTGGCGCTGGCCTACGTCCGCGCCGAGGCCACCGTGGCCGCGATCGAGGAGCGCCTGAAAAAGGCGAAGGAGGCGGCGCGCGACCTGGCCGAGCGGCAGCTGCCGGAGCGGCTGCAGGCCCTGGGGCTGCCGGGCGTCAAGCTGCCGAACGACGCCGAGCTCGAGCTCAAGCCGTTCTGCGCCTGCACCATTCCGGAGGAGAAGCGCGAGCGGGCCTACAAGTGGCTCGTGGAGATCGGCGCCGGCGACCTGATCAAGAACGAGGTGGTCGCGTCGTTCGTCCGCGGCGAGGAGGAGCTCGCCAACGGCATGCGGGCACTGCTCCAGCGCTGGGGCTTCACGGTCGAGCAGAAGAAGACCGTGCACTTCCAGACGCTCAACGCCATGCTGCGCCGCCGGCTCGAGAGTGGCGAGAAGGACGCGATCGACCCTACCGCCGTCGACGTGTACGCCGGGACCCACGCCAAGCTGAAGGTGCCCAAGGGCGTGACGCTGGCCGACATCCTGGGGGCCGCGTCGTGAAGCGGGACGACTACCTGATGATAGCCTTCATCGTCGCCCTCAGCCTAATAGGCGGTGCCGCCGGAGGGTTGTTGGTGCAAATCGTTTCAAGGCTCACCCATGGCTGAAGAAGAGAAACCGATCCCCACCGCCAAGGAGGCCGAGGAGGCGTCGGTCGATTTGATGGCCATCCCGGAGGACATCCGTCGGATATTCTTCGTGCAGGAGAACCGGCTGACCGCGCTGGAGGACCTGGCGCTGCAAATGGCGCTGGACCTCAAGACCCTGGCCACGGCGCTGAACGCGGTGCAGCAACACGTCACCGGCCTACGGCACGAGCACCTGCGGCGCGATCTGGAGCAGATCCACCAGAAGTGGCTGGCGCTGCTGCAGTTGGCCGAGCGGCAGGGGCGTATCAAGCTAGCCCGGCCTTCGTCGCTCGTCCTGCCCGACGGGGTGAAACCGAACTAACCGCCGGCCCGCGGACCCCGGCCTTCCAGCGTCCGCTTGAAGCAAGGAGACTATCAACAATGGTTGATTTTGCGAAGAAGTTGAAAGAAAAGCCCGGCGAGCAGGTCCTGGGCAACCAGGTGCTCGACACGACCGGCGCGCCGCCGGCGACTACGAACGGCGGTGCGCTGGTAACGGCCACGACCGACGACGACCTGGCGGCCTACGCGGGCGCCGGCAACGAGCACGTTCGTATCGAGGACGTGAAGACGCCGTTCCTCATGGTGCTACAGTCCGGCTCGCCCGAGTGCAAGAAGTCGCACTCAAAGTACGTGCCCGGTGCCGAGGAGGGCATGCTGATGCACGGGCTGACCAAGCACCTGTACGACGGGCGCTACGGCGTCGAGGCGATCGACGTGTTCTTCGACCCGTTGGTCAACCGCTGGGTGCCGCGCAACGAGGGCAGCGGTGGCGGGTTCCGCGGTTCCTTCCCGCCGGGCGACCCGCGGCTGAAGCAGCTGATGGAGCAGGCCAAGCCGAATCCCAAGAACGAGCTCGTCTTTGACCTGCCGGACAAGACGCAGCTGGTCAACGCCAATAACCACTACCTGCTGGTGCGGCCCTACGTCTTGCCGGAGCACGCGGCGGCGGGCGAGCTCCCGGCGCACGACTGGACCCCGGTGGTGCTGTCGCTCTCCTCGACCCAGATCAAGAAGTCGCGGGAGCTCAACGCCCTCATCGGGCTGGAGAAGGTGCGCAACGCCGCCGGGCAGCTGGTGCCTATCCCGCGGTTCGGTATCGTCTGGCGCATCACCACGGTGCCGGAGAGCAACGCCCAGGGCTCGTGGTTCGGCGTCAAGTTCGAGCGGCTGCGGCGGGTGGAGAAAGAGGAGCTCTACGCCTCCGTCGGCTTCCACAAGATGCTGGCGGCGGGCGAGCGCCGGGCGGACATGTCTGAGCTCGACCGGGGCGACGACGCCGGGGTCGTAGCCGGTACGGCGCGCGAGGTGAAGGTTGGGGCGGACGGGAAGCCGCTAGTCTGAGCAAATCGGGGCGGAACCCCGGTGGTCGGTGATTCGGGAGCGCTCGCTCGTTCTCCGATCGGCAAACGGGCGCAGACGGCAGGAAGTTGGGACATCCTAGGACTCACCCGGAACGCGCGCTACGGTTAAAACCCGCCGGGCCTGCCGCCTTCTCTTTTCGCTTTACTTTACCCGCAAATGAGAGTATGGTACGCGCTACCGTAGAGATAGAGAGGAGATAGGCTATGTTCAATGTGGTCATCGGCAAAAAGGTTCTCGGTTCGTTTCTGACCTACGGCCAGGCCCTCGGGTTCATCTCCCTTCGTATTGCCGGTGGGTGCGAGGAATTTCTTAAGGCCAGAGTGGTCGAAGTTTGAACCGTTTATCCCTTTGGCGCCTAGCCTACGAGGAGGTGCGGCGCCACCCCTACCGGACCGCGGCCGAGTTCGGCGCCCTATTGGTCCTGTTCCTCGGCATAACCGCGGCGGTGGCGGTCGCCGCGGTGTTCGTATCCCCGCCGTGAGCTAGAGAGGAGAGCTATGACCAAATTACCGGAACGTGACCCCCTCCTAACGGAGGTATCCCGCCTGCTGGGCCGTCAAAATTCGCTGGCGGCGGTGGCGCGGAAGTCGGGCGTCTCCGAGTCGTGCC